ACCGATAACCATTGCGGTTGCCATGCCGGCATGGTGACGATTTGCCCTTGCCAAGTCAGAAAGTTTCTGGCCCACCAATCCAGCCCTACTTTGCGAGGAGCTGCAACCCCGCCGGCAATGACCTGAAAACGATATGTTTTGGTTGTCGCCGTGTCGGTCAGCGTTATATACAAATATGTAAAGTCGGTAACGCCGGTTTGTCGTGGAAATTCACATTCCAGCAGGGTATGGACGATGTCCCGCAGGTTGATCGTTATCAAACTCTCTGCATCGTAATAAAGCGTCAGTTTGTCACATATAGTTGCATCATCAAGTCTTACTGTCATGTAAACACAAGTCAGGCTTGAATTTTTGTTCCTGATGATCATTTTCCCCAAATTCTCAGAAAACTGACAAATTTCGGGCTTCTCGATTATTTCGAAGGTATCTACCATTGGCTCGGCTTCTATTCTCGGACAAAAATATCTACATGACGCGCGGACTGAAAGGACATTACACTTCGACCAACTCCGCATTCGAGTGAAGGATATCGTGAGTGGTATTACCGGTTATTTCAAGGGTTTTTATCAAATAACGCACGTTGAAGACCAACACTTTGACCCAGAGGCGTAGGTTTGCAATATCTGATGCGGTCAGGTTGAGATCGACTTTAAGCATTTCTTTGTCCCGTGCCAGCCACTCCGCGTAGGGTTTATGGAATCTGTTGTACAAACCATTTTCCCCTCCAATTGCAAGGGAGTACTCGCTTCGGTCTTCGCTGCCAGCAGAAAGATCGGGAATACCGCCCTCGAAATAATATCCTTTATCCGAAAAATTATTTTTGATCAGCAAGCCGATATACACTTCTGACGGGCGATTGCCGCCTGCGGTGGGAAAATCTACAATAGGAGTTATGGCGTTCAGTCCAATTGCTTCTTCGATCGATCCGTCAGCATGTATTTGCTTTGACGGGTATACGGCCAAAGGAACGCATTTCGGACATGTGAAGTCGATCGAACAGTCGTAGTTCTGATCTTCCGAGTCGGCAGCCGGTTCCATTTTCGTAAACCCGGCTTGATGTACGATATCCAGAGTGGCTATTGGTGTCGTATATTTGTTCCATGCGGCACCGCGTCCTGAATAATAGAGCAGAGCGTCGATTTTCTTACCTGAATAGATATCCCCGGTTTGGGCCAGTCTGATATTTTTATAGTCGGGAGACACCCTGTATTTGTTGATGATGTCCTGCAGAGAATAGCTTTCGATAATCTCATCAGTTGGCTCTTGGCCCAAATCCTCTTCGTAGGACTTGGTGTAGTTGTCATCCTCGTTACGGAATGCGAGGGTATAGCCTTTCTTTTCATAGGCGGGGAGCGAATAATTGTCGCTGACTTTGGCCGTCCAGTCTACAAATTTATTGCTTGCGAGAATCGACTTGTTACTCATCAGGAAATACTTTTTCCCGGAAAAAAACAACGTGCAGCAAGGTATTTTGAGTAGACTGATAAGAAAATCGCTCAAGTCCATGTCCGGCATCGAGTCGGCAAGATCGAGCGTACATTGGGTAGGATATAACCCCGGCCGGGCACCGGGCGATGTATCTTTTACCCCGTATCGGTTGTCGTATTCGGAACTTTTGTAAAGTCCGAGGATCGCTAACATATTGAGGAGTTTTTCGAGTTCCGGTTCCCCCAGCTCTAACTCCGGAAGGATTTTATCGAGGATATAACGTACTTTGATCGCTGGGACAACATAAGGCCGGGTGGTGTAAAGCCAGTTCGCATATTTATCGACCGTTGAGCATTCTGCTTTCGTCGGCCCCGACGTCACATACTCGATCGAGGCGCTCATTGCCTTGCGCATAATCTGGGGCAGGCCGAACTCGTCATATAGTCCTTTACGGGCGTTTTCTACCATCGTCGAGAATTTGATGTCCTCAAATCCGGAGAATGGGATGTCGGTCAGCTTTCCTGTGACGATGTGGTCGAATTCAGCCCCGACGAATGAGTATTGTAAGGACTTATCGGAGTAGTCGTCATATTTCAGTTCACCCTGAAATGCGACTATGCCATTGAATAACGCCTCGCAGGCGGCAGTCTTGCGTGACGGCCGCCGCCGGATGCCGGGTGTGAATCCGAAAAATTTGCAGTTTTTCGGCGACAGTTTGAATTCAACATTCGTGGAAACGGCCACTGGCACCCTGTCATCTTCAAAGATTGGATTGTCCAGTGTAAATGTCACATCCTGATCAGGCTGTACATCGAGGATTATGCCCTCGGATCGGAATTGTATCATCGTTTTTTACCTCCAATTTGCCCACGTTCCCGCGTGCGGTTGTACTCTTTCATTTTCGCAACGATTCCGTTCTCGCCCAGCATTGTCACGTAGGCAAGAATCGGATTCTTCAGCACGTCGCATAGACGATCGACGGCCGCGATGAATTTGCCGGCCGTGCCTGCGTCCAAAGAGGAAAGCCCCGTGTCTGTTGTGTCGAATGACGGGATATCTCCTGTTGGGCCACCGGATACGAATCCGGGTACCGGTGTATTTTGCCGGTATACGGCATTGAAATCGAAGCTGCCGAGTGTCCCCTGTCGGCGGGCCGCTTCGATCGTGTTCAGTACGGGAATCAACGAGGGGTTATCCATTGCGGCCGCTGGAACGACATACTCCTTCCCGTTTTCCGATACCAGCACCGTCGGCGATGAGATGAAGCCTCGTTTATCCGGAGAATAACGGGCGTTGAATTTTTTGCCGTCCTGCATCCGCTCGATGACCTGACCACCCTCTTCGGCACCGGTCGTTATTGGGGTTGATGCAATCATAGCGATTTGTGCAGCACCCATTGCAGCGGTAATTGCAGCCATAATATAACCAGCAGGCGGGCCTATTGATAAAGCCGCCGTAACGCCCAATGCCGTATTTATAATCGCCTTAGTAAGGCTCATGGCCTTTTGTCGTTTTGCCTGCTTGAGCTGTAATTCCTCTTGTTTGGCTTCGAGATCTGCAGCCATTCGATCCTCCTCTGCTTGGGCTTGCTCTTCGGTCATCAGTCCGGCTTTGACGCGCTTCTCGTTGGCTTTTTTCTTCTTATCCTGATTTTTCTGATATTTCTTTAATTCAGCGTTTTCCTTTTTGGTCATCATATTGTCGTAGGTAGTATATACCTGCAGCGCCATTTCTGTAGCTGCACAAATCGCTGTCATGGCGGCATGTATTGCATACAATTGATCTTCTGTTGATCTTGCCTTACCTTCAATTACATCGAAGAATTTTTCCCAGTCATCTTTAGATAAACCCATAATTATTGGGTTGTCAGTAGCGAATGAAAATGTCTTTTCCTGTTCGGTATTGATGGTTTTCATTAAGGCCAAGAAAGCCGCTTTGATATCCGCGAAGCGGTTGACGAGCTTTTGTTTCTCTTGCTCCGAAAGGATTTTCGTGTCAAGCTGGATGCCGTCGAACATTCCGGACTCGATGAGCGTTTTTAATTGAGCAGAGAGTTGAGTCAGGTGTTCGAGTTCCAACCGGGACTCTTCTTCCGCTTGGGCCTTCCGTAGCTGTTTACGTTCTGCGGCCGTGCCTTGGAAGTCGATAAGTTCCTGCTTGTGGCGATTCTTGAGTAGTTTCTTTTGTAGCTCATGGGTTTCCTCTTCCCTTTTCAGCCGATCGTCGATCTCGTCGAGCCGAATTTTGGTGATGTTGCGCTGGTGTGCTTTCTCCAGAGCCTCCAGTGCCGCGGCGTTGCCTGCGTACTTCTTTTTCTTCTGTTCGTAGTCGGCGTTCTCCTGCTTGATCCTGTCGGTTTCCGACTGCTGGAGAAGTTTGTTTATCTCCTCTTCTTTGGCTGCGGCCGCCTTCTTCTGTTCAAGTCGTTTGTCGGCGAGTTGGTTCTGGATTTTGAGCCGCGCTTCACCGTCATCGACATTTTTCGCAAGGCGCTTCTCCAGCGCTGCGATTTCCAGTTTCAGCAGCTCCTCGTTGAATTGGGACGCGGATACGATTTCTCCGTTCTGATATTTCTCCTTGAGCCTCAGCTTCGCAGTCAGGAACTCTTTGTCTTTTTCGAGCGACCACTTGCCCGGATCGTCCGGGTCGGTGGGCGTTGTGTTCGTGGTCGTGGAATCCTCTGTCTTGAGAGGTGTTTCGACCTTGCCGTAAATGGTGTCCAGCATCGAGAGGGCCTGCTGCCCTTCGCTCACGGTATTGCTTAATTCTGTGGTGATTTTTCGTATTGCAGTATACCGGCCGTGAGGATTCCACCTCGAACCGGTGAAGTTCATTCCCAGATTCTGCAGTTCCTTGTTAAGGTCGTAAACTGCCTGACGTTGTTTTGCAGAATCGTCTCCGGCCGCTTTTATCTTACCCGTGAAATCGACAACTGCGGCGGCGATCAATCTCTGCTTATCGGCGGTGAGCGACGATTCGTCGCCCCATTCTTTATACTTGGTCGTGATTTCGGCGATCGCCTTTTTCATGGCTGTCATCTCATCTCCGGCGATGCGTTCCGCTTCCTGCTGCCGGAATTTGAGCTTGATGTTCTTTTCCAATTCGGTGTTTACCGACTGAAGCGCGATGGCGATATCCTCGTTGGTGCTTTTCTCGGTGAGCAGCTTCGGAAGGTACTTGCCGTACCTCTCGTTGATGATCATGATCGCTTCGGCCCGTTCGCGGCTCCCGGAGGCTGCGCGGGTCGCTGCGTCCTGCAATTCGTTGAGCTTCCGTTTCTCGTTGTCGATTTCGACCGCGGCTTCGGCGGCCATGTTCCTGACCTGCTCGTGGGTTTTGAAAATCTTGTCGCTGAACAGAGTTACCGCACCGATGGCGACTGAAATTGCTGTCGCAATCCAACCCCACGGCCCGGCCTTGACGACGCTGTTGAATACCTGTGTTACCAGCGTTGCCTGCTTCGTAATGGCGATATACGCAATATGAGCTGCTCGGTAAATCACCATCGCCTTGTGTGCAGCAAACATTATGGTTTTGTAGGCTGCGACGGCCGCAACGATTGGGATAATCGCTCCTTTTGTCTGGTATAAGAATTTCACAAGACCCGTCAGCGCCTTCAGAAAGGTTACGGTGATCGAGGTTGTCGAGGTGAATGCCGGATTCAGTGTTTCGCCGAGGAGTACGGCCTGTTCATGGAGCGCTTTCTTTTGCTTTTCGTATTGGGCCGTGGCACTTTCGTTTTTGGTGTTGAACTCTTCGATGACAGATGTGCCGGTTTCGAATGCATGATTGGCGATTTCCTGCTGCCGACGCAGCTCGTCGGTATTGGCCGCCAGAACGCCCAAGACCTGCACGCTACGTTGCCCGTCGAGTTTCATCGAGTTCAGGGCGTTTACGATCGACTGCATGCCTTGTCCAGACTTGCCCATACCCTCCAAAACGCGGATAAATGCCTCGTTCATATCTTCGCCCATGAGCTTCTGAAATTCGCCGAGGCTCATCTTGGCAATTTTGGCAAAGACCTCTGTCCGCTTGTACATGGCGGTAATCACCTGCCCGTAGGAGGTGCCTGCCGTTTCGGCCTGCTGCCCCAATTTGTCAAGGGTGCCGGCGAGGCCGAGGACGGACTGAATCGAGATATTTACGTTCGGCGCCGTACCGGCCGCCCTTTTTGCGAAGTCAACGACAAAACCCTCGGCCGCCGTGGAGGCCATGCCGATTTCGTTGATTGCCGAGCCGACCTTGAGCATACTCTGTTCGATGCCGTATTGTTCTTTGAGATGGAATATATCAACGAGTTTTCCGATCTGCTGGATGGCGGCTTCGGCATTGCCGCCGAGGTCTCGGCCGAGGGCGACCCCGATTTTATCTCCGGCACGGGCGAATTCGATCAGGTTTTGCTTGCCTTCGATACCGAGTTTACCTGCGACTCGCACAATGTCAAGCAGTGAGTTGTGGGTGGTGCGGGTGTCTATCTTCTTCAGTTCTTCCGATACTTCGCGGATCTCCGTTTTTGTTGTTGAAGTGGTCTTCTGGGCATCGGTCAGAGCTTCGTCATACTCCAGAAAGGCGGCACGGGCTTTCTTGGTGCCCATGACTGCAAACGACATTGAGGCGAATCCGGCCGTGATCGCGCCGAAGAACTTGCTGAACCCGCCGGCCATCCGTTGCACGACGTTCCCCGTGTCGCGTGCTGATCCTTTGAGCGTCTTGATGCGGGCATCGACCTGCTTTAATTCAGCCCGATATTTTTCCCATTCCGTTGTGCCCGGAATCGCATTGTTGAAAACAGCGCGTAGACGCCTTTGTTCTTGTGTCAGATCAGAGATGGTCAGAGTGTCCAGCTTCATCTCGGAGCGAAGCTGCTGCATTTGCTCTTTGTTGGACTTGATGATCGCAGCATTTTTCTTGATTTCAGCTGCATTTTGCCGATATAATTCGGTATTCTCTTTCCCTTCGGCTTTAAGTCGACGCTGTTCCTGCCGAAGCTCGAAATTTGCGTTCGCGAGATCTCTTGTTTGTCGGCTTAAATCTCCGATCCGTTTTTGGGATTCGTCACCATTTACAATGATGTTGAGTCTTAAATCTTCATCCCGAATTGCTTTTCCCATATTCCTAATCCGTCAGTTGTTGCTTGATTTCTGCAACAACATCGTCGGTCAGGCCGTACATCAACCGGGAAGCAATCGACTCGTAGTGTCCGTAAGCGAAACGGGTGTGAATCTTGCGGGCACGCCGGACGAGCTTGGAACCATAGCGCAGAACCCGCATGTCGAGGAACCGTTCTTCGATCGTGTGCTGGTAGGTCATTGTCGCCGACATCTCGCCCTGTTCGGAAACAGACATAGAACGCTCATTGACCAGTCGGCCGGTGCGGGAGTGGAGCTTCGTTGCCAGCACTGTATTCTGGTTCTTCAGCCAGCGGTTCGATTCATCGAGCAAAGTGCGCCGTATGTACTCTCCTTTGACAGTCATTTGTTGCAGTTTGCAACAAAAGTAGCCGCCCGAAGGCGGCTACAAAGGACAGGTTGAATAAGGGCTATCTGCCGGTCGGTAGGCGGAAAACTTCTTGCCGCCGTCGGTCGGCTTGCATCTTTCTTCTCTGTAGTTCGGCCCGTTCTGCGGTCAGCCGGGCAATCATTTCGCTTTGGGATTTGACCGTTTCGATCAGCTTTGAGAGAAATTCGCTCTCGATGCGGGATGCTGCAAGGCAGGTCTCGCCGATTTTCGTGTTTTTCATAGAGGTTTTAGCATTAAACCGTTAAACAAAATGTGGCTTCGTCTTTCCCGCTGCTAAACACCTCTACGGCTCGCCGGGGCATTAACCGCACGGCACGGGGGTACGAAACCACATAAAATTTTATACGCACAAAAAATGCCCGTATATTTCGACGGACATCATCCGCCGTAGAGATTGTTTAGCATTGCAAATATAAATAATATTTTGGAGAAAATGATTTTTAATGCAATAATTCATTGCTTGTATGTCTATACATCGCTACTGCATGCATGGGTCTGTTTCTGTTTCGTATTGCCCCCGTGTTTTAAAGCCATTCGTTCCTGATTCGTTTTCTCCGATATATTTGCTCAATAGCCAATGATAGACGTTTTGACCGCCACCCATTCCGGGCATAGTAACAACATAAGCCTGCTCGAATTCCCAGCCGAGCGATCCCATGTAATTCATTGCGTCAACCATCGAGTTAAAAGAAAGAGGCTTTCCGTCATCACCTACGAGCTTATTTCGTGAGGCCACACCACCCAGCGCATTGGTGCGCATGGCATCCTCTTGCCCAAAATCAATCCCCACGGTTACTTGAGATTTCGCAAATTTTTGCGTTCCCACGATTTCGCAGTAAACTTTCTGCTGTGCGATGACGTAGTTGCAGGCCAATACGGCCATAAACAAGAATAACAGTTTTTTCATAATTCAAGTAGGTTTAAGGTTTGCTTTACAAAGATACCCCCCCCCGCAATATTTGCAAGCGAATTATGAAAAATATGAATGCACAACGATAAAATCTCCGATCTTCTGGACGTACTACTTTGCATGATCTACTTTTTCACCTTCGGCGAAGATGAAAGATAGCTGGCCAGCAGCCACGCGAAAAGTAAACCTATGCCTATTGCTCCGAACATATCAGATCGAGATTTGTGTTAATTTATGTCCGAGGTCGTGCAGCGCGGCCTCGATCTCCTTCGCACGTTTTTCCGAGGGCTTGGAGTACCCGCATATATATTTTGCAAGCAGGGTTTCATTGATACCCATGCGGCGGGCCATCTGGCTGACGTTGATTTCCGGGAACTGGGCGAAAGCCATTGCGACCCTGTTGTCCGACGTTTCCGCCGGCTGATTAAAAAAGCCCTCGAAACTTAAATCTTCGTCCAGTTCGGGCCAATGAATACCCGACCGGGATAATTCGTATTTCATGCGCTGCTCATCGCTTGCCCGTGCCAGACGGGGAAAAGCGCGGAGAAGCAGACTGCCCGTCCGGCCGTCGTCGGTCGTCAGGAAAATCCGACCGTTTTCGAACCATATCTTTTGCGCTTTCATATTCGTATTATTTATCGAAAAACTCCTTCCACCGTTCAATAATCACCTCTTTGTTCTCTTCTATCCCCATGAGGGCGTGTTTTAACTCCCGTGGCTTCAGACCGAAATTTTCTATCAGTTTTATCTCCGGTTCGATCATGAATTTTGCGTCACATTCTCCGTTGCTGACGTGTACGTGAACCGGTTCGTGATCGTTCGAGTAAAAAAAGAACTTCAGTCCTAAATAGTAAAAAAGTATGGGCATTGTGCAGTTGTTTGGTTTCTGGTACAAATATAGGAATAAAATTATTCCCTTACAAGTAAAAAGGAATATTTTTATTCCTACAATTATTTTGCCGGAAATCAGAATTCAATCTCAATCATCCAGCCGACCCAGCTTCCGAATACTTTGTATACCGGAACCGTATTTGCAACCTTGATTGTCATGCCGGCCAAACGGGGACAGGCGTTATATCCCAGAGTGTCCGCCCGTAACGTTTTCAAAATCATATCGACCGTAGCGAGCATCGACAGATATTGTTCGAGTTCATCTTTATCGGTACGCTGCCCGGCCATTGCTTTTTCGAGGACGAATATGGCGGCCGGGAGTTGATCCTGATAGGAGTTCGATGTTTCTCCTGTTTGCCGTAGTGATGGATAGGAAACCACGACCTGACGGCCGTCTGCGCTCTTGAGCCGCTCGGTTCCGTGCGTGTCATCGACAACGGGGATTACCTCGTTCTCCGTTACACGCATATTGACCAGATATCGTAGTAGGTTAATGAGTTTTTGCATTGCGTTTTGCTTGCTTTACGTTGTGGTGTAGAATCTGGAATATAGTATATAGGCCCTCTTCGTCGATGTCGTTCAGCGTGCCGAGTGCCCGATCCCGTGCCAGTTCGTAGGCTACATCTGTCAATGTGAACTTCGGGCCGGTATCGTGGGCAGTTTCCTCGCTGCTGAAGATCGTGCGCATGTCGATCTGTTCCCCAGCCACAACTATCGTCCCGGTCTGGAGAAATTTGACGCAGGCGGAGAACCACATGAGAATCGTCTGTTTCTGCCACGGAGCTATCCGGCGGGCATGGCATACGTCCCGCTCAAAGGTCTCGTGACGGATGGGGACGATACACCGGCCGGCCCGGTTGGCTTGCTTCGAAGGCTGTCGATACAGGAAAGCGATCATCCGGTCGAGGGCCGCGGGTTGCCGGGTGTTCAAGAATTCGTCGCGGGCGATCAGGGCATTCCGAAATTCCACGAGAATCAGGTCTTGCAGAGCGTCGGCCGGCCCACGCAAACGATGGCTGCCGATATGGATTTCGGGCAGCGGATTCTGTATGGTGTCGAATGTCGGGAGCAGACCGTCCTCGGTGTCGGTAAACAGCCAGCCGAGGAGATTTTCGCAAAGCAAAAAAATGTTGGCATTCTTCTGCTCGGCAGCGGCTCGATTGAGTTTTTCCCACATTACCGAACGCCATGTCCGTTTGATACCGAGGAGAAGATAGAGGACGCGCACATGAAACTCAAGCGGAGATATGAGGCCGGATTCCATATCCCAAAGCAGGCGCATCGTAACGCGGGCTTGTTCCGGTGTCATCTCGCTCCATTTCGAGGGGATTTCCCTGCATACGCCGATAGCGGGTATTTCGATCGTATTCATTATTGAACAGAAAAGAATTTGTTTCGGGGATCGTTGTCCGGTAGAAGAGAGTATTTTTCCGCAGTAGCCGATAAAGCCTCGTGAAACTCTTCGAGGGCGGTTGCTGCTTGATGATCGAGGGCTGAAAGGTAGAATTTCAACGCATCAGTGGAGGGGGTCTTTCCGGCCCCTTTACCCTGAAATGAATCTGCAAACCGCTGCGAGATCCCAATCGGGAATACGGACACCGAAAGTCTCTGGACGGCTATCACCATCGCCTTCAAAGCTACAAAACGCCGCGCTGCAAGAGCCGTGTCTGAATCTATGTCTGACAGGAGCGACATATAACGATCTCCGGCAATCGGCCTCACAAAGCGCTGCTGCACTTCGAGGATGAAGGGTATAAGCGTATAGAAGGTGTAGAACGAGCCATCGAGCGGGTAGATGCTTTCGAATTGGTCGAGGGTACGGAGAATCGACTGTTGTTGCTGGGTGCGCAGCGGTGAGTCCTTCCACTCTTTGATGTCCGTTTGCTCAAGGAAGAGATACAATTCGTCGAGCGTTCGGAAGAATGTATCGCGCAGAACCGCATCGTCCTTCTCGATCTGCCATGCCCACGGCAGTTTTTCGTTTTCGCTGATTTTTACCTTTCTGCCGCTGTCCTCATGGCTCACGAGGTTTCGCTGGTAGAAGTGATGCATGGCTTTATACGCCACCGGCAACTGCACCCGCCGTACGAGCATGTCTTCTGGATCATCGGATGACACTTCCGGATCATATTCGTCCGTCATATACCGGGAGTGTGCCCGGTCGAATGTAGCTTTCCCGATCAGTTTGATAACTTCGTTTTGGGCCAGCACGATATCCTCGCTGATCCCGGTGAAGTCATTCGCCTTGTACCATGTGCCGGTGAGATTGTATAGCTCTGCGGAGCCTTTTTTCGTTTTATTGAAAATCATGGCGTCAGTTTTTTATGCGGTCATTGGGGGATGTCTCGCTTTCGGTCAAAGGTTTGCTGTGATAGAAGTCGAGTTGTAAATCAGTGTCGGGGAAATTAAAGCGGATGGCTTGGTTGATGGGTTCCAAAATGTCGTATGTGGGTTTGGCGGTGTTCGACATCATGAAGAGTTTGTAGGCGTAAAGCATTTCGGAACCGGATGCGAGCTTCCCGGCAACCATGATGTTCGACAGAGATGCATGCAGACCGAGGCCGGATGTGATTGCCGAGCTGGCCGCCTCCATGACTTTGAGTTGCGATTCGATGAAGTCTTTAATTTTCTGGTCTATCGCCTCTACCTTCCAGATGTTGGTTTGTTGCGAGAGCGGGTCGAAAACATCCACTGTGTGGAAGAATTTTCCGGCATTCTTGGCCCCAGATAACACTTCGGTCAGCTTGGTAAGCATGGTTGCCGTGAGTTTGCCGATCTCCTCTTCTACCTGTTTATCACTCCATGCCGGATTGTTCTTGCGGATGTACGTGCGCTTCTTCTCCCAATATCCGTCTGGAGAATGAACATGATACGCAGCGTTGAACCCGTTGTCGGTAACGTATTTGAATATGGCCGGAACTTCGGAGCCTCGCATGATCCAGCGCAGAGTTCCCCAATATTCCGGAATCGAATAGAAATCCCGTGCGAACGAGTAAGACGAGTTGTAAGCTGCCGAAGCGGGGTATCTGGCCGGGTTGCTGCTGTCGAATACCGGGTAGGTTTGGATGCCGGTGTCGATGCAATCGTTCTCGAAGTTCCCGACGAAAATGTGCCTTACGTCCTCAAGACGACGGGTGGCGGCCCATTCGAGGCGGGCATTTTTCGCAGACACAAACTCCAGAGCTGCGATTCGCGGCCTTTGGCCGGAGATCCGTCCGCGGCGTTCGAGCAGCTTGATGTCAAAAAATCCTTTGAGATACAAGTAGTCGGTCATCGCCGCGTCGATGTACTTCAGGTAGTCCCAATCTTTCAACCATGCCATTATCTCCCTATCATCCTTGAACTCCTTCGTTATCTCGCCATTCTCGAAACGCAGGCTGCGTAGAAAGGGGCCTTCGCCGTACAGCAATCCCTTCTGACGAGCAAGAATACCGGGGGCGAGATTGTTTTCGTCCATAAGGTCACGGATTTGCACTGGCAGGCGGTTGTTGTTTCCGTAGGGTACGATCTTTTGTCCACCGACATACTGCGGCATATATTCCCAATTCTCCCGTTCTGCTTGCCATAGCAGAGTGTCGAGGTTGTTCGCTTGAGCCGTTGAGATCGTATAGACACAGTCATCGACCGGCAGGGCATATGAAAAATCCGAAATCTGGGTGGCTTTTCCTGTTTTATTCATTGCAAAACTACTTTTTGACCGTTAAAACTCATCAGCAATGGCTGATAAAAGCGCCGAGCTTGGCAGGTGTCGAGGTCAAGATATGCCTCGACGAATTCGGCATCTCGATGGTTCTCCTGTTTTTCACGTTTCAGCAGACGGGCATGCCGAACTTCGATCACTCCTTTGCTTGCGCGAGCCGTAGCGTCGTAGGACATGAACGTAAAGCCGAACGGAACCCCCTCGGCGGATAAGCGGCGCATCTCTTTTATTGCATCCCATAAATCCATAGCACAAAAATAGATTGTAGACCTGCGAAGCAAAGGACAAAGGCCCGGAGTGCCGGGCTGGAATGATATTGATTGCAGAAAGTTCGGAATGAAAGTCGAAACGGCTGATTGTAGATTGAAAATGCCCGATTTTTGCCTCTCTTTTCGGGGCGTTTTTATGATATTCGGTTGATATAGAGCACAGTTTGTCCGGTCGGATGAAAAACGATTTTTGTTGAGAGAAATTTAAGGCCGTCCCGCCCTCTCGACGAGTTGCGATTGCATGACCCTCGAAAAGGCGATATATGACAAAAGGCCTGCCGGGGTGGGGTTCG